TGTGATGTTTTGTGATATGCTGTGAATTTTTGCGATAGGGTTGTGTTTAGGGTTGTGTTGAAACTTGCGGTCGCTTGGATTTCAGCAAGCAAAAAAAACAGCCGCCTCAGACCCATAAAAAGTCCGAGACGGCTGTTTTAATTGTTGCAGAAGTATGTTGTCAGCACACACACTGTCTATCTTATTTTTTTACCCTATCGTCATCAATCCAGATACGGAACGCCTTCATGCCATACTGTTTAGCATAGAGTCTGCGTCCATCTTTCGACGTAATATACGCCGTGAAAATGTACATAGACATTCCCCCTTTGCAAAAAAAGTTTATAAAACCCCTTGCAAATTCGAAAGAACTATGATATAATGTAATTGTTGAGAATACATTGCTGACAAACACAGTTTCGATAGCAAGTGGTATGAAAAGTCAAGTTGCGAGCTTGGCTTTTTTTGCTTTATATAGAGCAATTTCTGCTGCCTGATAAGACGTGCCAAATTCTTTTGAAATTTCTGACGGTGTCAGCGTGTATATCAGATGATCCGGCATAAGCAATTTGCTTGCAAATGTGTTAGCCTGCCATTCTGGATCACAATATGTAACAACACGTCCGCCGTCACTCCTACACAACTGCACACCTGAACTATGAAGAACATAATGCCCTAGCTCGTGTGCCAACGTAAACCTGTCACGTCCACTACCATTTAACGCTCTATCATAAACATCTTCACGGACGACAATACTGTTTGCCACGTTATCAAAATATGCGTATGTATCGGGCATTTCATTTTTAGCAACGTATAAATACGAAAATTTTGGGTCTATTTCAGGCAACACAGTTTCTATGAACTCAACAATCGGAAAATATGTACGATCGTATAAGTTGAGTTTTCTGCGAAGTCTGTTGGTCAAATGTAAAATATCATCTGTGCTCATCGGTTTTGCGATGAATTGACTCAATACTGATCACCTCTTACTATCAAGAATTTTAATTAAACTGTTAATCTCATCACTTGTAAGCGAGTCAATCTTCCGTGCAAAGATAAGTCCCAAATTTGTTTGCTCGGTCGAATACCCTGCTGTGCTAATTGAGATTTCGTTTACGCTCCGGAAATAAGCTTCCTTAAGCTCTGTTGCCTTTTCCGAATCCAAATCATAAGCGTTTATGATCTTACCCACTAAATCTTCGGTTGGCCGTTTCTTGCCATTTTCAACAGCAGACAAGTAGGCTGATGTAACTCCAACTTTACCAGCCATATCCTTAAGTAGGAGACCATTGTCAATACGATATCTTCTGAGAAATTTGCCGATTTCTGTCAACATCTTTTACGCCCTCCCTTCGATGATACTATTATAACACATCAATTTAACTTTGTCAAGTGATTTTTCAAAAAAGTTTTCCTGAATTGTTGATGTTGTTTTAATCAGCAGTTATCAGAAATAGAACATAGTGCTTTGGTGCTTCATAACAAAATCAGCCGACAAGGAATAATCCCTGTCGGCTGTCTTACTGTCTACTTTATCTTCTTTGTAATCTCATCGCCAAGCCGTTTGATGAAGTTCACGCCTGCAATGCCATTCTCGCTGTATCCCCACTTTTTCAGCAGAGTATTAACTGCCTTTGCAGTACCTTTTCCGTATGTACCGTTCTTATCCATACCTACGCTGTGAAGCTTGACCGCCTTTGCAAGAAGCAGCAGCTCCTTGAGCGCAAGCACACCGTTTGTTTTGTTGCCCTGCTTGTAGCCTGTCTTGTCAAGCACTTTCACACTTATCTTGCTCTGATTCTTTGGTCTCAGGAAGCCTGCAATGTGGTCATAAGTATGCTTGACCTTAGTGCAGGCTTTTCCGCTCCAGTTTTGGTCATACGAATAAAAATAACTCGTGTTGCCCTCACCCGTGCAGATGGCTATGTGACCCCAGCCACCATTCAACGTGCCTGACCATATCGCTACATCGCCCTTTTTCGGCACGAAACTTGGCGTGTTCTTTACCTTTGTGAAATTCGCTTTCAGCCAAGTGTTCTTATCGAATAAATCCCAAAAATGGTGAGCGTCATACCAGAAATTCTTGATACCTGATCCGAAGACCTCGTTGAAATATGCCGTTGCAAGGTCTACACACTGTTTGCCTGCTGCGCCGTCATAGTTAACAGCTACACCATTGTGCTTCTTGATAAACTCATCATATGTCATTTTCTATTCCTCACTTTCGTTTGTATCCACTTTGTTTTCAACTGTGATTTTAAGCTTGTGTACTATCTTCACCAAGAATGACGGCAGTGGTATACCTATCACCGCAAGATTTTCCAAAATAGAAATACATTCATTGATGATAAACCATATCGTCACGATAAGACCGAAGTAAAAGCTGACGTTTACTTCAATGCCTATCTGTGAAAGTCCTGAGATAAAGAGCCAATCAAGCACGCCTGACACCGCGACCACAAATATGTAGCCGACCTTTTTGAAAAGCCCTTTAAGACCGACACGGCTTGACAATTCGCCCCTATTCCATGCTTTCCACATTCCTGTGATATAATCAATGATCATCACAAGCACCAGAATGACTATAGGTATCGCCATAACACGGAAATACGCTGACAGCCCTGCGGCTATCGCTGATATGATTATTTTTGTTGTGTTTTCTTTCATTACTGTTCCTCGCTTTCATATGTTTGTCCCGTGATTGTTGTATACTCCTCCGCCGTGATCCACTTGCCGACGGCAGTGTGCACCATAGCAGCCGACCACAAACGGCTGTCATAGTATCTCTTGACCTTGACGTAGTTCTTACTCATCGCCGCTCACCTCCAACTCAACACCGTTCAGCATAGCCAGAAAATCAATGTTTGCCTTTATCCTGTCTATCTCGGTGACTTTGGGTTTGCGGAAATTATCTTCCGTCAGCCCTAGCTTCTCCGCCATTTTTTTCTGCAATTCTGTCATGTTGTACCTCCCACTTCACTCAGCTTCACGATATACTCTTCTTCGCTTGGAACGGGTATATGGTAATTATCATTGCTGTTTTTGAATGCCACTGAACCGCCTGCTTCAACTGTTAGATTTCGCAGAAAATCATCGTCAATTAGGGTTGAAATATCGGTGACGATTGGGGATTCCAATTCGTAATACAGCATTACACCTGACATTGCCTGCTTGAACGCTGCGGCATCGGTGTAGGCTGAATCTATGAATAATATTCGTTTCTGTCCTTCACTGATGTGACACGATACTATATGATCTACCCAAGGGGCAGCATATGATACGGCTGTGAAATGACTACATACGATATTTATGGTTGTCTCTGGGTCCTTAGGTTTTTTTATCAATTTGTCCAAACTATCGGACACATCAACAGTAAAACGTCCCTTTACCTGTATTAGGTTCAGCGTCCCCAAATCAACACTTTGTACACATTGATAGTATTTTTTATTTTCATAGTCCACCCAGTTTCGTGCCGTTCCTGCCGACCAGCCGTAGCCAGGCAGTGCCTTGATTGCTTCGGGGATTGGGTATTCGTTGCGGTGGTAGGGGGCGTAGGCTGTGGCGGTTGAGGATTTTTCAATTTGAATATCGCACAAATCAAAAAATGATTTTCTACTGGCGGCTGTAGAGTCTCCAAAATACACAGATAGAATAATGTATCCATGTTTAACAGAAATAGTTCCAGTTTTATCGACATTGTAACCATATCCTGTCGAGTGCTCTATAACCGTCCCTGTTAGGTTGTTATCAGTGCTGATTTCAGTGGCAATCACATACACTGCTTTACTCATGCCCGACGTATATCCAGATTTATGTTTTGTTGATACTACATAATCACCATTTTCACACGGAATTTTCAAACCCTTATATCTGCCATTATAATACATTGGAATCGTATAGGCATCGCTATTTTCTTTGCCACTTTTGTCCCACAAATTCTTTCCCTGCTCCACAACGCTCTCTGTGCCAGCGCTGACAATCTCTCCGTCAATGACCTCAGAATGACCGCCTATTGACTTCACGCTCATCAGCTTTGCCCCTGTAGGCACTGTCTTAGCATACGCCGTTTCGCTGTCCGTTTCAAACTGGTGTGTCACACCCTGACCAATGTCAAACAGTGCGTTTACCCTGCGTTGCAGTTCCTTGTCGGTCAGCTTTGCAGCAGAAATTTCAGCCGTGTTCTCAGCGATTTTCCCGACAGCCGTCACGTAATCTTCAGGCAAACTATCAGCCACCGCCTGTGCTGTCTGTGCAGCAGTCTCAGCAGCTGTTCTGTCCTCTGCGACCTTAGCGGCATGGTCTGCCACTGTAGCCTTGTCGGCTGTGACCTGTGCCGCCAGTTTCTGCACTGCCTGTTTGTCAGCCGTAGTGCTGTCAGCGCAGGTCTTGGCGGTTTTAGCATAGCCTGCCGTTATGGTCTTGTCGGCTGTGGTCTGCTGTGCTGATGTTGCCGCCTGGGCTGCGGATATTTTAGCGTTATTCTGTGATGTGACTGCCTCAGCACGTGCAGTTTCTGCGCCCTGCATGGCGGTTTCTGCCTGCGTTGCGGACGTTTCAGCAGATGCCTGTGCGGTCTCAGCACGTTCAGCCGCCTGCGTTGCCGTATCGGCTGATACTCCTGCGGTGGTAGCTGATTTCTCAGCGTTTTCAGCCGCTGTAGTCGCCGTTTCTGCGGCGGTGACAGCTGTCTGCATATCTGCGTGCGCCTGTCTGCCTATGGCGTCTATGCGGTCCAGTGCGTCCACAGCCACATCAGGTGACGGTACTGCATTATTGCCTATAGCCGCACCTATTCTCAGGTGGAAAATTCGTGATTTTTTAACTAATATATACTCATCACCTGACAGCTTCTTCGCCACTATCTGGCAGCTGACTGTTTGCGCTGAACGCAGTATATCAGCTGTAGGCGTCCACTGTCCGCCTGTGATATCGACTTCGTATTCCACTCCGCAACCGTAGTCTATCGTCAGCACGTAGCGGTCTGCGCCGTCTATCTCCATGCCCTCGATGGTCACAGGACGTGCGTTTGTTTCACCTACATATCCTAGCAGGGCGGTGCTTAGTGTTACGTCATAGTCTGAATTTAATGTTATCGTCATTTAATCACCCCTCTTTACTCTATTGCAATATAATCAACATAGTATGTTCCTGTTGGCACGGTTCCTGTTGCCCCAGCTCCCATGCAGACACTAAGATAATATGACGTTCCTGACCCATAGACGTGGGTGCAGTAGTTCTGATATGGTGTTGGTGCGGCTGTCTGCCGTAGCGTTGCTATAACCTGCTTAGGCGCAAAAGTCAGTCCAAGCGGTATCTGCATCAGTGGATTCGCTTTCGTCATCTTGTATTCCACAGTGCCATAGTGTATCTTGCCGGCTCGGCTCAGTATTTCATCGATTTCCTCACCTGCGTGTTGCATAGGATAGTCATTTTCTGTGATGTCCTGCGCCAATGTCAAATTTTCATCAGCCATTATCTCGCCCCCTTTTTAAAGCTGTTCTTCTACCGACAAACCTACCGCCGAAATATCAGCACTCAGTCCGCCGTCAAAGGTAAATCCTAAATTCGTTATCGGTATGTTATAGCTGTCTGCACCGTTGGTGTAGGTCACCACGTCACCTATGTCGAAACGTGGGTCACCAAGTCTGTGGTACAGCTCAGTGGTATACCACGAAAATCCACCTATCCTGCGCCACAGAGATTGTAGCAAAGACTCTGTCATGTATGGGTTTTCAAATTCCAACACACGTCCCTGTGTTGTATCTGTCACGCCTAGCGACAACGTTACATCATCACCGACTTTGCAGATAATGCCCACGATAGCGTTCTGCCTTTCAGACAGTGTTGGCAGGTCTATTGTGTTGTTATCAAGCGTTTTCACGCTCGAGCCGTACCATTTTCGGACGTACCGCCCGAAGCGGTCAACATACCCGAACTGCCCCTGAGCTGAGGCAAGGTAAGACAGCATTTGCCGCATGGTCACGTCCTTTGGCACTGAGCTGACCTTGAAATAGAAATACTTTGAGTACAGCACCTTGCCGTTCTTATCTATCAACCTTCTGCCGTTCTTGTCACGCAGTAACCTGACTTCCGTATAATCATTTCCATTCTGCAAACCCAGCTGTCTGCAAATGTCGTCTTCAACGGCTTTATTCCAGTTTGGCATAGGAATATGCGGCACATATGGCTTATCCGAAAAGTACAGCCTGTCCGCCATTGTCAGCTGGACGCTGCCGCCTGATTTCTTTGATTTTACACAGGTGAAACGTCCCATTGGTATCTTTTCGCCTGCAAGTATGCCGTTCGTTTCGTAGTCCACGAGGTACAGATATGTGTCATAGTTCTTTCCAAGAAACGCTATCTCAGTGTCACTTATTGTCATGTTCCACGATTGCGAACACACGGCACCCAGCTCGATGTCGTCAGACAAGGACGTGCTTTGAGCTGTACTGCTTGCAGATACTATCTTGTCGCCTGTAAGTATGCTGTTTGTGTCTTCAAGCTCCATTCTCCACGTTCTGCAATAGCTCTCTATCTTTGATGATACAATGTCGCTTACTGTGTACATTTATGTCACCTCACCTGTACCGGAATAGGCATAAAGGTCAAGGGAAAGCACCTTGCAAAGCTGTCTTTTCTTATCCCAACCCCACTGCTCGTATGTTGTACCCTCTGCCCTAAAACGTACCGTGACCATGTTGAACGTTTCATCAAGGTAGGTAACAGGAAAATCAGCGTCCTGCACATTCAGAACATACTCGTTTATAATTGCTACTTCCTGCGGTTTAAGATTTGCCCACTCTATGTGAAGCGTGGTCTGTAGCCCCTTTACGTCACCCACATATTTGCAGGTCGAGGAAAGCCCTGCATTATCGGACATTATTTTTTTCTTATCTATTGTGAACGTTGTCGGCACAGCTATTTCAGTATCACCGAATTTCAGATATTCCATTGCATACCTCCTATACAAGCGGTGACTTGCCGTTAAGCTTTGTCAGCGAGTTTATATCTTCTACCACAGCCTTGCCAACAGCTCGCTTGTCTATCTCCACAGTTACATTGATAGGCTGTTTAGTGCTTTTGCCGTCAACAGAGGCATACTCTGCAAGGGCGTTGAGTATAGCCGACCGCATACCCATGTTTGACGTATCAGGCACAGTTTGTGTAGCTGTCTGCTCTCTCAGTGAAGATACATCTATCCTGCTGTCAACACTGCTGGCACTTTGTATTGCAGATCTGACCATGTTTTCAGAAGCCTGCACTGCAAGATACGTTTCATCAGCCACACCCAGTGCATAGCCCTCGCCCACATATCCGCCAAGTGTGCGGAAAACTCTTGAAGGCGAGTGTGAATCCTGTGCAAGTCTTGCGGCGTTTATGCCCCTTATGACCATTTCATTTACTGTGGCACTTACAAATGACATTCTGCTCTGTATGCCGTCTGCGTAGCCGTCTGCGGCGTACTGTCCTAGTACTTCATACGCCGTCCGCATACTGTAGTAGTTTTGTGACGGCAGGTCAACAAGGTCTGCAAGGAGCTTTGCAGAAGAATCTTTCATCTTGCTCATACTTCTGTCAACGTAGTCATTCATTTCGTCAAAAATGCCCTTGCTCTTTACAGAGTATTTCTTGAGTTCCTTATCTGACATATCAACAAAAGCCTTTGCGTAGCCTGCGCCCTTTGGACCCATTTCTTCAAGATTGTTGTAAAAGTCCTGTGAGATAATGCCGTCTGCGACCTTTTTTTTCAGCTTGGCGAGATTGTTCTCCCAATCGGTAAAGCCGTTTATGTTATCGTCAAGATTTGCGATAAGCTGTTCGGCGGTCACATCTGACTTTCCACAGAACTCGTCAAGAAGATCTATCTGTCCGAACACAAGATCGTGCTGGGTTTTGTATGCGTCTGCATACTTGTCGCAGATGTCATTTATCTGCGACAGCGTTTCTTCCGAGAGTTCTGCTATCGAGCCTGTTGTCACTGCATAAGCGTCGGTAAATTCTTTCTGAGCGGTGTTTGCTTCCTCTATGGACTGTCTTACTGTCGAGAGGTCCTCATTGGCGGTGAGAAGAGCGCCGTGGGCTGTGTTCAGCGACAGTGCAAGTGCGTCAAAATCATCGCCTGTCAAGCCGTCAGCCTTAGCCTGTTTGTACCTTTCCAAAGCCTCGTCATACTCACTCTGAGCCGCCGCTTGGTTTCTCAGAGCCTCCGCAAGCTTATCCTGCAGCTCTTTCGTGTCCTGCATATCCGCATAAGCGTCAAGCATATTGCTCACCGCTGCTGCGTTGTTTTTCAAGCCGCCTGTCTGATCATCTATGGTCAGATTAAGACCCTCTATATCGCCGTTGAGCTGATCTATAATGGATTGCATTTCGGCTTTTTCATCAGCACTTTTATTTTCAGTTTCATTCAGCTCTTTGAGCCTGTCATTGAGTGCACGATAAGAGTCAGCCTGCTTTTTATTACTGTCTGTGCTGTCGGCAAGTTCTTCGTGAAGACTTTCAACGGCACTCTTGGTGGAAAAACACTTGTCCGAAAACTGCTTGACGCTCTCGGACAAATTCACTATACTGCTTTCTGTGACGTCTATCTCATTGGCAAAATGATTTATGATCGCACTGCCTATGAGTGCGACACCTGCGGCGATACCTGCCGCAAGATTTTGAGTTATAGCCATTTCGGCATTCATGGCCGTTGCCATAGCCTTGCCTTGTATCATTTGCAGAGTAAGCCCCTCAAAGGACTTTGTGACCGCAGACACCTTTGACACCGCAATGAATGTCACAATTGCCGCTGTTATGGATTTAAGGGCGTTGTGAACACCCTCTATAACGCCCTCTATATTTTCTGCGTCAACGCCCATTTTCTCAAAAAGCTGACCCACTGCCGTGTCAAACACCTGCACAGACTGTGAGAGAAAGCTTTTAGCAAGGCGTTTCACATTCTCAAAGAAAGTGTCTGCCGAGCCTAACAGGTCATTGAAAGCCTTGTCGGCGTCACCCTCTGCGGTAAGCACGCCCAAAAAGTTCTTTGCGGCAGATTTCATGCTTGCAAAGGAGCCTGAAAAGGTGGTGCTTGCCTCTTTGGCTGTTGTGCCTGTGATATCAAGGTTTTGCTGAATTGTGTGGATAGCGTTGTAAACGTCGCTCAGATTATCAATGTTGTATTCAACTCCGCTGAGCTTCTGAGCGTCCTGCAAAAGCCTTTCCATTTCAGACTTTGTTCCACCGTAGCCAAGCTTGAGGTTGTCAAGCATTGTGTAGTTCTGCTTTGCAAAGCCCTGATAAGCGGTCTGTATGGACTGCATATCCGAGCCGAATTTGTTGGCGTTGTCGGACATATCCACCATAGCAGTGTGAGCGACCTCAGCCGCCTTTTGTGTGTCACCGCCAAGAGATGAAAGCAACGACGCAGAAAAGCTCGTGACGTTCTCCATATACTCGTTTGCACTTACTCCTGCGGTCTTGTAGGCATCCTGTGCGTTCTTCTTGACGATATCAGCGTGCTTTTTGAACAGTGTTTCAACACCGCCAAGCGACTGCTCAAGAGCCGCACCCTCAGTGAATGCAGAGGTGACGACCTTGCTTATAGCCGCTCCCACACCTGCCGCCGCAACAGCTTTTTTGAGCTTTGAGGCAAAGGAGCTGCCTGTTTTGTCGCCTGCCTTGTCGCCCTCGTCGGGCAGGTCTTTGAACAGGTCTTTTATTCTGCCTGTTATGCCCTCTGAGATAGGTATTATCTGCACATATGCGTCTGCAAGCTTAGTTCCTTCCGCCATTACGTTTCACCTCCTATCAGATTTTGCCTTGCTTTTTCAAATTCTTCGATACTTGTAAATCCTCGTGTTTTGCTCTCACTGTCGCCTAAAAGCTTTGAAACAACAGTTTCGGGTATGTTCACACCTCTTGCACCGTCTTTCGTTTTAGCCCATTGCAGCCACGCAAGCTTGTCATATATCATTGCAGCAAGGAGCGTGTCAAGAGTGACCTTATCCCCCGAGAGCAGCATCTTGCATCGGCTGTCGGGACGCAGACCCATAAAAAACGCCGCCACTGAGGAAAGCGGCAGCGTTTTGTAGTCGTATATGTGATAGACCTCTGCGAGATCGCAGGCAAGCGACATCTCATCACGGCATATCATATGGGCAAGTCCGCAGACAGCCCTCAGGCGTTTTTTGTTTTGTCGCCCTCTGAGCCTTCGCCTTTCAGTATATCGGCGATCTCTGCAAGCATCTTGTTTCTTGACACTATTCCTGTGTCTATATCTCTGCAATGCTCTTTGAGGCTGTCGAGCTGTGCCTTGGAAAGGAGCTGTCTTGCCACCTTGATGACAGCGGCAGTGTCGCCCTCATCTATCGCCACAAGTGATTCAAGCAGCTCCCAGTTGTCAAGAGCCTTATCCTCTATCTCATAGTCAAAACCGCTTTTTGTGATACCTTTAAGCATATGATCTTCCTCCTGTTACTCAGATTTCAGGTGAATGTACTCATAGTGTGAGTTGCCCTTGCTGTCGTTGACGGCTGTCAGCGTGATGTTATAGCCCACTGCGTCAGTGTCTATATACTTGATCTCGCCCAGAGCCGTTACAGAGGCACAAGGGACTACGATACGCTTTAAAGCTCCGTCCTTGAGGATAAGCTCGAAAACATACACGCTCTCTTCGTCAGAGCCGCCGTTCACGGCAACTGTTATATCCTTGCCCTCAAGTGCAGTTGTGACGTTATCAGAGCCGTAGACCGTTTTGAGCACTTCCTCGTTGAGCGTTTCGATGAGCGTCACCGTGAATGTGTCGCTGCCTGCGTTGGTCATATTGAGCACTACATCTCCGCCCCAGGCTGCTACGTTGCTGTTTGAGCGGTCATTGCCGTTTGAAAGTCCGTCCTCTGAGCAATAGCCAAGGCACTTGAACTCCGCTGCAAGAGCCGATGTTGCGTCTGTCGGCAGCGTTGTGCCTTTAGGTGCACGATATACCGCACCGCCTATCTTAGGCTTGCCTGCGGTAACGTTGTTTGCATTGTTGGTGTTTGACATTGTTATCTCTCCTTTTCATAATATCGTATGTCGAATACTGCTTGATAGCGGTATCGTTTTGTTTCCTCATCGGTGTAGTTGTAGTCGCTGTTCAGCTTGCAGGATATGACATCATCAAGTATCACAGTGTCACGCATAGCTGCCTTGACGGTGTGATTGAGCCTTGCCGCCTCGTAAAGGCTGCCGCCGTATGACTGCACGGCGAGGGTCGCCGAAGATAGTCTGTTTTTCTCAGACGAGCCAAGCTTGTCGATGATGATATACTTCTGCGGCGGCTTTGCAGGCTCTTCCATAAATGCGGGAACGTCAAGGCTCTTGCTCAGATAGCCCAGCATAACTTCTTCTATCATTTTCTCAGCACCGCCTTTAATATGGCATTGTCTTGCTTTGTTTCCTTTCTCGCCTTGTAGGTCACAGCCTTTATGCTTGCGTTCACACGCTTTTTACCTGAATAGGTGGACACCTCGTAGCCGTCACCCAGCCGCTGTGCCGCTTTGTCGGCAAACTCACGGCATATGTTCTCAGCCTCTTTTGAACGCAGTATTTGCCTTACTGCCTTGCGGTCAAGAACTATCTTCACTTTACCCATACAGTTCCACCTTGACTTTCTTGTTCCAGCTGAGGGGCAGGTTTTCTTCAATGCCCTCAGTAGGGAAACCTATGGTGCAAAATTTCCTGCCGAAGAACTCGACCTCTGTGTTTTCCCAAACGTGTGTATCTCCTTTTGGTATTGCAAGAGTGTAAGCTATCCGCTTACCTGATAAGTTAAGCTCACTTATAACATCATCAGATGACGGCTCGCCTACAAGAACGTTGTCAACAAGCTCCCAGCTATCCTCATAAGTTGGTCTGCCAAAGCCGTCAACGCCTGTCTGCGTCTGCACTTTAAGCTTCACCGAAATTCCCTTTATCATTGTTCTCATAGTCATATACCTCCATAGCTCCCCACCTCTGACGAATGATACCAAGCTCTTTCAACTCGTTTTTGAGAAAATATAAAGATTGTCCTGAATTGAGATAAGTCATTGACACCGAATAGCCCATAGCTGCCTGCGACGCCTGCACAGCAGGTGGTGCATTATCAGCCGAACAGTCAAGACTTCTCACAACAGCCTTTGAGATTATCGCCTTTACTGTCAACGCATAGTCTTCATCACTTGTCACAAGGGTATTGACATCAACGCCGTAACGCTTGCCTATAACACGGAGCTTTGCGCAGGCGGTCTCGATAAGACTATCCGCCGCCTGCTGCTCCTGTGATGTAAGCTTTCGTCCGTATACTGCTATGTCGTCGATAGTGGCATAAACGTTGCTCATTCTGTTGCCTGAACGGCCTGAACGGCTGCAAATGCCTTAGGGTCAAGGATAGCAAAGCCGATATAAGCCTCTGTTCTGAGATACACCTCATTGTGTCCTTTCAGATCTTTGCCTGAGTTATCAGGGTCGCCATAAGGAATGACCTCCAAAGGAAGTTCCTTAGCATAGCCCCACTTAAAGGCTCTCGCAAAGTCGCCGACGATAGCTCTGTCTGTACCCTTATTGAAGTTTACAGTGGAGTTGACGTCACAAGCTGTGCCGTTGAGATTGCCTGGATTTGCACCAAGGCCAAACTCAGGATACTGCTTTACACCGTTGACCTTGAGCTTTGCAAGTGCAGAGGCAAAGTCCTTTGAAAGTGCAAAGCCTGTTGCCTCGTATTCACCAAGCAGAGCAATAGCGTCTTCAAGATTGCCCTCAGGGTCGGTGCTGTCAAAATCGACCTTTGCACTATTGTCAGCTACCGCCTTGTCGATATAGTTATTATCGAGAGCAGCGACAACAGTTTTCTTTCTCGGATTGATTCCGTGAAAGCCGAGAATGTCGATAGCACGAGCAAACTTGATCGCTGCACCCTCTGCAAATGCTTTCATGACCTCAAGCTTTTTCTCGTCTGTTCCATAGATGAACTCGTCACTGAAGCGTGCGCCGTATTCGATCTTGAGCGGTCTCATCGTCACCTTGCCGAGCTTAGCACTACCTGCGGATTTAGCCTCGCTTTCACCGATAACGTCCGCCTCATCGTCCATAGAGAAAACGAAATAGTCGTTGCCGTTAAAAGATACAGGATCTCTGCCGCTGAGCTTTGCAAGGGAGGAATGACCCTTTACTGTTGAAAAAATGCTTGTTACTGTTTCAGGCTCAAGAAGTGTGCCTCTCTTAATTGTTTCTGCCATGATTATTCTCCTTTCAGCTTTTCAAGTGTTCTTCTAAGTGCGTTTTCCGCACTGTTTTTGCTTGGGTCGCCCTCTGCTCTGAAATCAGGGGCGTTGTGTGATGTTTTGAAATATTTTGACATCTTTTCTGCATCGGCTCTTATAGACTTTTCGTCCTCACCGCTGAGCCTGTCAGAAAGCTCCGCAGGAAGTCCGTACTCCTGTGCGGCTCTCACCCTAAAAAGGCTCTGTTCAGCCGCCTTACCCTTTGCCGTAAGGTCTGCTATAGTGGTTTCATAGCCCTTGACCTTTTCTGCCATATCAGCAGGGGAAACATATCCCTCGAACTGCTTTGTGACAGCATTTGTGTTTTCCTCCAGCTTGGCATTTACGATCTTGTCAAGCTGTTCCTGCGTTGTGACAGGCTCAAATTCTTCTGCCATAATATCATTCCTTTCAAATATCAGTAGCTTATCTTTTGCTTTTTCTTTTCTTTAGCGTTCGCACAGCTCCAATGTGCAAGCACCACCGACTCTAACAGCGAAATGTCAGCACCCTCCATAATAGAGCTGTAACCGAAACCTCCGCCTGAGCCTATGGCTCTGTGTTCACAGTTTGAAACAGCCTGCTCAAGTGCAGGTTGTTCTGCGTGGCATATCTTATCAGCAAACAGACTTTGCTCAAACTGAGCTGACGCCTGCACCACCTCTGACACCTTTGGCAGCACAGCCTTACACTTAACTCCTGCGTCTTTCATATCACTTTCAAGCACAGCCTGTCCGTTTGCACCGTCTATGGTCACTTGCCTTGCGTGAGGATTTCTGAGATATGAGATTATCCAGCCGTTCCCCTCTCGCACAGGGCGGCAGTCGATAGCTTCAACGAATATTTTGCCGTCAGAAGTTTTAACAGCAACTGCAAGAGAAACATTTGCCGTATATCTTGCATACTTAACACCGAAGAACAGTTCAGGCGTGCCTGAAAGTTTTGGTGCTGTATCAAGCTGATAGTTATGCCATTCCTCCCGGCTTATAGCGGACTTCTGATTGTATCTTAGCCACAGACCAAGACGTTGTATATTATCGTCTGTCTGGTCTTTGCCAAGCTCTGAACGTATCTTACGCTCGGTTAATATCGTGCCGAGTGAGGGATTTGTTTCATACCAAAGTTCAGGGTCATGTGCGTCAGCCATTTCAGGTATGCTCCACTCCGCCCAGCCGCTATCAACATTAGTTCCACTCAGAGTGTCACGGCGGTACTGATAGAACACAGTTCCAGATGATACCGCAGTGGGAGGAGTGCCGCACATCAGTGTCTGAGGGTTTGCAGAATCGGTAACAACGTATTTCAATGCACTTTCTTGGTCAGCCGTGTACTCCTGAGCCTCGTCTATAACGAGCAGGTCATAGCCCTCACCAAGTCCCCCTTTTGATGAACGTGTGCGGAAGTTGATAAGACCTCCGTCATTATCCTTGAGCCACTCAATACGTTCAAGGCCAAACTGTTTTGTGGTCTTGAAGTCCTCTTTTTCGGTATATCCTGCCTTTGCAAGACGTTCAATGACCTTTTCCCATGCGTTGTGAGAGGTGGTCGTTCTGTGTGCCGTATAAAGAACACGCTCTCCGTGGATAAGTCCCCAGAGAGCACGCATTATAAGTATTTCAGATTTTCCGTTACGTCTTGGCACGCTGTAGCCGTATTTCATATGCGTCCACAAGCCTTCGTCATTAGTAGCCATGATGTCGTAGAGCTGTATTTCCTGCCATTCCTGAGCAGTTCTGCCTGTGCTGTTATATAACTCTACAGCCTCGTTGCCCTTAGTCTGTTCATAAGGCAGGACAAGGGCTGTGGTGGGGGTCTGCCTGCCGATTCTCTTATCCTCAATAGTGGATTACCTCCTTTTTCGGGTACTAAAAAAAGCACCCGTTAAGGTGCTTAGTTCCGATATTTGGGTATAAAAATACCGCCTCGCCGTAGCGGAGCGGTCAAGCATTATTGTTTTTAAAATCTTCTTTAGAAATTTTTAATTCGCAAGTACACCTATCTTTGGCTATTTCTAACGGTATGCCTTCCATATATGCAGAGCAATAATTTTTTTCTTCGTCATTTTCGTGTCCGACTATTATCACATCATCACCACTTTGACGAAGTGCTTCCATTTCAGCATCATAAAAAATGCAATTTTTACATTGTTTCATTTTGTCAATGCCTCCTTTAACATTTGCTCAATATAATCAGGAAATTCTTCTCCGTGGTAATGCGCACAAAAACATTCTGCAAAAAACTCGTGACTGTTCGTGCTTGCATACTGCGAAATGTTATAAATATCGCCTGTCTGCTTTGCCTTGCGAAAAGCATCATCAACCATGCTTTTTATTTTCACACTTCTTGGATCACCATAATTTTTACAATACAGACCTCTGTTTATTTGTCCGAAATATTGATCTGCAATAATGTGCCCATATTCATGTGCTACTGTTGCTTTTACCGCATTTGTGCCACTGAATGTGCTTGACATACTCCATCGAGTATATTTCATGCCTTCTTCCATTTGAGCAAGTTTTCTCTTTAATCCTCTTACCTGTGCAGCACTATATTTGCCACTGCTTATTGCTGCTTGATATTCAGGAATAAGCTTGGCAAATTGCTCATTCCTTGTTTTCCAATCGGTAACCATTGCTGGTGGTTCGTTAAGATATTTAGTGCTTATATCCAAGCCTCCACCATTTGCTTGAGCGTTTGCTTTTTTTAGTGTTGACGAACAATTTATATCTTGTAACTTATCAACGGGGTATTTTGCAGTTAAGTCAGTTAATGTTTCATTCACCGTATTAAGTGAATTGAGATTTTTGACATTTTTCACGTTAACTTTGTCGGCAAATTTTAGTGTATATTCCTTGGCATTTTCAATGGTATCAGCAGGAATGAATTTAGCCATACTGCTATTTTCCTTCATTATACCACTTCCACCCCGTTTGTCAAGCCTTTTCAGCACTTCTTTTTCCTTAGCTCTCGCCTGCTCAGGTGTGAGCCTTGTGACCTGCTTGCGTGTTTCGATTTCTTTGCCGTTTTGAACGTCTGAGTAGCTTATCTTATCATATGTGCCTGCCTTTTCATTGACGTAGGTTATCTCACAGGTGCAGCGCTTATGCCGCCGCCACACGTCCTTGGGAACATCGGGATAAACGTACTTTCCTGCAAGCTTTGAACACCACGCACAGCATTTGCTGTGGTCTGAGCGGATAACGTAGACTTTAAGTCCTGCCTTACTGCGAAAGTCAGCATTGGTTTTGACATAATCGGTGAATATTGAGCCGTTTATGTTCTCAACTGACGCAATGAACTCGCTTAGTGCCGTCTTGTCGGTAAGGTTCTTTTGAGCAGTCACTTTTGCAAGATTTTCTATCCTCTCAGAGGGAAAATCTGATCTTTGCGGCTTTATGCCTATGCCTGCCACCTTATCAAGCTGCTTTTGGATATTTTCAGCCACAGAGTTTATAAGCTCGTAATTATCACCGAATATATCACCGAGCATCTCAGCAATAAGCTGTTCATCTGTAAAAGCCTTTGGGCTTTCGGTTATGCTTTTCTCAAAGACTTTTTTCAGCACAGTTCCTGTTGCCTGTGCAAAGCCATCAACATCAGCGAGGTTTGCGTTACCGCTTTCAAGCCTTTTTATAATGCTCTGCAAATGTTTGTCGCTTTTTGAAAGCTTGACAAGGTCGCTTTTTATTTTGTTTGAAAGTGCGCTCATTTGCCGTCACTCTCCATACCTGTGAGAGCCTTTATGTTTCTTGCACCTAAGTAGTCAGGAACAGCCTGATTTATCTTCAAGATAGCGTCGCCCACGCCTGAAAGTGCCGCAGCGTCAGGCTCGAAGATAGGCAACCATGCGACCTTTGTATCTCTGAACGCATCTCTTTGATATGCGTATCTGTCACGGATACAAACGGCAAGATAGCCCACATTGAGCAGACCTGTTCCGAACGTCCTCTGCGCCTTGCGTGCCGTTAATCGTAGGTTTTCATGACCTGCCTTGATAGCCTCTGCGCTGGAGGGGTTTTCGGTGGCAAAGCCCAAGTCATCAAGGGTCAGGCCTGTTTCTCCTGCGAACAGGCTTGCAAGTGTTCTCAGCTGTTCAGTATATGGCGTCATTGATTGCTGTTGAAACTGTCCTACAATGGGGTGATCGCCGTCGCCGTCTTTCGTGAAGTTCAGAAAAGATGATATCGTAGCAAGGCGGTTATTGAACTCTGCGTCCTCAGATAATCCAAGCACATATTTTTGAGGAAAGCTGTAAAATTCAGCCGACACCTCAGAGCGTTTTATAGTTCTGAGAGCTGTCTGTGTATAGGCAATACAGGCTCTTGAAATACGGCTGTGACCGAAAGGGCGCTTTGCGTCAGGACGATATATTATCGGCACGAGCAGTGCATATGGTGCAGCGTTTGGTATACGCTGAACAAGCACACCATGGGAGTATATTTCCGTCATGCCTGCCATGAAATAAGCCTCTGTCTTTACAACACCCATGCTGTCACGCTCAAGCACTGCATAGCCCTCGGTAAGCAGATTTGTCACAGGGTCAATGATACCGGTGGCATTTGAGCCGTCAATTACCTGCAGGCGAGGATAGCCGTTATCTTCTCGGATATAGACGAAAGAACACGCTGAGATAAGAGCCGAAAGCACCGCAGAATCAATGAGTATATCCTGATTGTTTGACAAGAATATTTCGCTCAGATCAAATTCATCATTTTGAAATTCATCGAACTGCAAGCGGTCAGCAAGGCTATCGACTGCTTTCGCACACCAACCGACAGTTTCCTTTAGCCCCTTGAATTTTTCGGGAGCAAGGCTCGAAAAGTCCTGTGCGTTATTTTTCATTTCGTAGTACTTATATCTCAATAGCACTCGTGTTTGTTTATCGGCAAGTCTGCGTCGCAGATAGTCAATTCCGTATATTTCGTTTGTCATATTTTTGCTCCTGTTTAAAATTCTGCGAGATATTTACACAATGAAGGCGTGAACGTGAAATTGCCCCTCAAAGGGGGTGGTATGCCCCCATATGCTCAAAAAAATTGGAAATTTCGTGGAAATTCGTGTTTAAATCGACTTCCAATCAAAAGTTTGCGGTAAAACACGGTTGGATACGGCTTCTACCTTTTGGTCAAACACCTGTTTTTCTACCAATTTATCAGATTTCTGACGATTGCAACACCAATGAGCAAGCTGTAGGTTTTCAAGGGCTGAGGGGTGACCGCCTTTTGCAATGGGTATGATATGATCAATGCAAGCCGACAGTGGGTGCGGATATTTCAATGAAAAATCAACAGGTTTTCCACAGATACCGCAGACTGTTTGGGTAGCATATATCTTTTTCTTGTTGATACGAAACTGTGTTTGATGTGAACCGCTTCGGTCTGGTCTTGGTATTGGCATTGTATACCTCCGTGCAACGCAAAAGACACCCCATTCGGAGTGCCTCTTGTGAAAATATTATAAGGAGTTTTGTAAATGGTGGAGCAGATGTTGAGCTGGCACGCTCTCGACCTGCATAAGCCCCTTACGGGGCTTAGAAAATTGGAGGTGACTTCAATGAAAGTACAAGTCTGAGGTACATCTACACTTTCCTCAGTTTAAATTATAACATAGTGAAAAGTCACAAACGTCACATTTATCATGTTTTTTGCAAATATCTTTGTATACGCATTTTGATACAGCTCTCCGACATTCTCCCACCACTAACCTGCATAGCTATCTGCAAGTACGTCTTACCCTTGATGAATTTCAGCACGAACATTCGCCGTGTCTGATAGTCCTCTATCCCCTTGATAAACTCCTCCACAGCCCTCTGCTCACGCTCTAACCGTGCCTGTTCGCACAGCAATGAAAGTGTATCGCCACTTGGCAGAAAGCCGTCTATGCGTGTGCTGTGTGGTGTGTAGGACGGCGGAGTGCATACGCTGATACTGTCGGCAACGTACTTGCCCGAAAGCTCTGCCTTGATGTCCTCAATGGCTGAGGCGTTCCTGCGGTAGGCTTTCAGGCGTGACATGGTCATAGGGTCAGCCATTAGCAACACCGTCCATTCTTGCTCCGCAATTCGGGCAGAACTGCGATTTTCTGTTATTCCACATATCACAGCAGGAAGATACAACACCCTCTTTAATTGTCGTGCCACTTCTATATTTGTTCTGCCAGTATCCACGCTTGACCTCCTGCACGGCTGTGGTAGGCTGTTCGTTGATTATATCGGCAATGCTGCTGTTATCACCCAGAATGCCTGTTATGCCCTTTTCGTATATCGGCATACACGCCGCCGATAATTCGTTAATCAGATTGTCCGCGTCAATGTATTTTGCCATGTTATCCCTCCTCATTATTCAAGCCAGATTTTGCTATATTCATCGAAACTTCCGACAAGCTTATCAAATGCTTTCACTTCGACGCTGTATTCATACCAGTCTTTTGCGTCCGCTTTGTCATATGCCGTTTCAATGTCCTTTATGATCTGCAAATATGAGGTATTTTGGTCTTTCAAGATATCAAAAGCAGCTTTCAAATAGTCATATTTGTATTGGACGTTGAGGTAAGACACTGCAAGCCCAAAGCATTGTCCACAAACGGACAGCAGCTCGTCCTTCGTAAGACGTTTAAGTCTCTTTGCGCTCTCACTTGATGCACATTTCGTGTCATATGACGAAAGTGCAAAGTAATCTTCTTCAAAGCTATCATATCCATAGCACTTGAACGGACTATTTCCGTTTAGCATTATTCCGACAAAAAAATCGTCAAAATGTTCTGACACATAGGTATCATTGACAATGCCCCTCAAACTATCACACTCATACGAAAGGTCTGAGAACATCATTTTAAATTCCTGCTCCTGCTCGTCATCTCCGTCAAGTGCGTTGAGAAGCGTATCATCATCGCCGCTGAAGTAATACTGGTATTCCTCGCAAACGGAGCTGATATCGTATAACTGAGATGTTATTTCCTCAAAGTTGAGCTGCGATACAATTGCTTTCTTATAGCGCAGGTTTTTGGCTTTTTCAGCTTTTGTCACTTTTCTCCCTCCTATAAACTCATCTGACTATCATCATAGTCAACTTTCCTCGTTGTCAGCCTGCCGTTATAATCAGGGTAGCTGTTCAACCTTTTGTACCTTTCGCTAGTCTTGTCAGCCATAAAGCTATTGTCCTGTTCAGGCGGCGTTGGTAGGTAATATTCCTGTGGTATTTTCAAATCGTTATCTGTGCAGATATCCAGAATATATCGCTTATACGCTAGAACATGGTTTCTGCACAAGTTGGCATTACAACCGTCAGGCCATGATGGGTCACTACAGCCATGCTCGATAATGGACTTGTACCGCTCTATTGACTTTAAAATTCCTGCCGAATACTGCTTTAACAGTTCTTCGGGTGTTTTGTCCTTTGCCATTTTACCCCTCCTCAAATCTCGGGCATTCTGTCACAGTGTATGAATGCAACATGCCGCCCTTTTGCGCCTCATACATTCTGTGCTGACACGTCCTCCAACCCTCAACCGGTTTGCGGTCTATGGACCATGCACAGCCTGTGAGGTATTCTCCTGTTATCTTATCCTTTGTCGGTACTGCGTGGCGGCAGTGCCAGCAGAGGGTGTGGTCAGTGTGTTTCATTGGCTTTGCCCCTCCCCATACCACATAGGATATCATTGAGCCTCTTGCAAACCTCACAGCCGTCATGATGTATCTCGTACTGACATTTCTGAAATACCTTAGCATATTCCCCATATGTCTGCCATAGGTCAAGTGCATATGCTCCATTGATGTATGCCCTGTATAGTTCCTGCTTTTCGTCAAGCGCCTGTTTCTTGTTTATCTGCCCCGCTCTGAACTCTCGATACACAATGCAAAGCGACTTATACAAAAGCTGTTCCACCTGTGTCAGTTCCTCTGGCATTGGAAGAAGCTTTGCCGCCATTCTGTTCAGCTCGTCTGCTTTCTTTATAACCTCAGTTTTGACCAGCATTATCATCACCGCCAAGATAGTGCATTAGCATATCAGCTGCCTGCTTCCAGCCGTAGCATATCGCCGCCAAATAGTCCTGCTTGCCAAGCTCCGCAAACCACCACATCTGATTATCTGAGGGCTTGCCATTCTCTGCTTTGAGCTCTATGAACAGCCCTTTGTTTTTGCCCCGTGCCACAGGCAGGAACAGATCAGGAACGCCTGACTTCACACCCATAAGCTTTAATCTCTTGCCCTCTCGTGGGTCGCAATGACGTTCGTTCGGTATGTGAAAGAGCAGCTTGAGTTCAGGATAAGCCTTGCGTATGCTTGCCTGCTGTGTCCACTTGATAAGGGTCATTTGCTCTCTGTCTTCATTTCTTGCCATATCATTACCCTTTCATTATCCTGTTGAGTATCTGACTTGCTTCAAACTTTGTCAGACTTTCTATGTCGATATCCGAATTGTTGAGATACTTTCTGCCACGTCTGCGGATAAGGTTTTTCTGACTATCAGTAGCAGGTGCTTTGCCCCACTTGCGACAAATATTCAAGTCCCATATGTATTTGCTGTCCGCCTCACGTTCGCAAAGAAGAGTGTACGCCTCGTCAAGTGCTTGTTGCATAGGTAATTTCTGACCTTGCCATACTGCCATACCCAAAGCATCGGGTGCAGATATCCTCAGCGTTTTTCCCTTGCCTAGACTACATTTCATATCGCCATTCGGCAACTTAAACCAATTCACGTCATGGGTATTATACTTCTGCTCCTGCGCCCACAAGTCAACGATACGAACATTCTTTATCCAGCTTTCAGGACAATCCGACATCATAGTAGCCTTTTCAGGAAGCTCAAATAGCATTCCCTCCATTTTGTCCTGACTCTTCTTTGGCAGCTCAGAAATGTCAATACCGAGCAAACTTGGAGCTGTTCTCAGGCTTGCCTTGCCTGTTACTCCTACGCAGTCGATGAGTGTGAGCCTGTCCTTGTCAGGGTGCAGCCTCAACCCTCTGCCTACCATTTGCGTATACAATGCATCTGACTGTGTGGGTCTTGCTATGATAACAGTTTCCACAAGGGGTATGTCAGTACCCTCAGTGAACACCATGCAATTCACAAGACAAGGTATCTCACGATTAGTAAAACGACGTATAATATCGGCCCTATCCTTAGTCTGACCTGTGACCACCTCCGCCCCCTCGATGCGTTTCGCTATCTCGTAGCACTGTTCTACAGATACCGCAAAAATAAGTGTTGCACCTTTGGCGTGTTCTCTATACGCTTGTGCTATAGCGTCCGCAGTGCCGTCCATTGCTTCTGCTAGTTCGCCCGGAGCGTAGTCGCCAAGCCGTGTATGTACCGCTGAAAGGTCATAGCCTATGTCAGCACGTTTGCAGAGGATATCACACAGATAACCATGTTCAATGCCCCAACGCAGGTCACGTTGAAATATGATATCATCAAACACATCATTCAGCCTGCATTTGTCAGCCCTGTTAGGCGTTGCCGTGAAGCCCAGCAGAAGACGTGGTGTGAAGTGATCTATGACCGTCTTGTAACTCTGAGCCGCTGCATGGTGAGCCTCATCTACTATGATGATATCAAAATCATTAGGTGAAAACCTGTCAAGCCTGTGTGTCATGGTCTGGATACTTGCAGAAACCACCTCTTCGCTGCCGTCAGTATGATACTTTGACATCTCTATGCCTTTTGCGCAATCAAAGTACTTTAACGGCTGGCTCACAAGTTCCTCTCTGTGCGACAGAATAAGCATACGTCCATGACGTGGTATATTTGCAAAGGTCACCGTCTTGCCAAGACCTGTCGCCATTTGCACAAGATGTTTTCCATGCCTTGCCTGCGTTATTTTATCTATACACTCCTGCTGATAGTCACGGAGCTTTATTCTTGCATTCATTTGATGTTTTTTTACCTCCTTATGTGGGACGTGGGGGACAGTGTGGGACAAACGTCCCACACGAAAACCATGCGTATTTACGCACTTTTCGGGGTGTTGTGGGACTGTGGGACAAATTCGCACATTTTCCTATATAGGAAAACACATATATATTTTAACAATGTGTGAACAAAGCCACGATTCTATATCACCTATTTAAAACAGGTATATATAGGGGGAAAATGTCCCACAGTCCCACACTATGCAGAAAACCACGCATTTACGTTGTTTTCCTCGTGGGACTTATGTCTCACAAAATGCCGAAATCCGATAAGTCCGTCCCACGCATTTCTTCTTCGGTGTAATAGTCCGGTGTTTCATCTGGCAATCTCAACACAACACACTCAACGTTCACGCCACCGATACGCTTGCCACGAGTATTGTTGCGCCCTCTCACGAGTATCTTGCCGTTAGATTTTAACCAGCTAAGTAATGCTCTTGTGTCGAAACCCTGTTTTGAAGCCGCTTCATCGAACTTTGAGCGAATGATATATGCAAAATCGCCCTGGATAAGCCCAAACACTTCGCCGTTATTGTCTTCGCCTGTCGCAAAGCGTTTGCTGTTGGAAGCCACCCAATCGCACATATACTGATAGCCTCGTTCACCTGCTGATACCGATTTTTTGGTCTGCAAATACGGTGAGATATCGTCAATTGTTAGTGGCTCGTTCGTTTTGAACACGGACGCTTCTGCAATCATATCAGCCGTGAGTATCATTGCCGCTGCCATCGCCTGCTTTTCTGTTGTATCCGACTTGCAGAGCTTGGAGAAATAATCGTTATAGACTTCTTGTGCCATTGTCAAGGCTTTTTGAGAAGACAGTTTTGCAACGAACTCTCGCCCTGCAAAGCCATAGTTTTGTTTTATAACTGCTGATACTGTCATGCCGTCTGCTATCACGATATTGTTTGCCGTACATTCAATGTCGATAACTCTGTTTACCGCTCCTGCACCTGCTGAGCCGCCCACTATGGGGCTTTCGCCTGTGGTAAGGATAGTGTTTCGCCATGTCGGTGTACGCTCTATTCCGCCTGTTTTCGTGCCCCTAGAACGTCCAACACCCTGAGCAAGCTGATAAACGTCAAATCGGCTTCTGCCATGACTATCTTTGCTGAGCTGGAGTTCGTCAATGAGAAACGGCAGGCTGTTGAGAAACGCTGCTGTTCGCTCGTGGCCGACAACTGTGCTGTTGAACGTCTGAATGTATTCGCCCATTTCGGGAGTTCCCCAAACAGAAGCCGCAAGCATTAAAGCAACTGTTTTGCCTGTGCCTGAATCAACGCCCCACAAGTGAACGAAGAACGGCAGACCGCCTAGCGGCTGAATAAGTGCACTTGCGAAGCTCGCCGCAAGAAATATCTTTGCGATCACGCTTTTCCTGCGGCAAGCTATAGCGACTTTTTTCCATTTCTCATAACTGCCATGACTTTTTATAGCACTAAAAATGGTGGAATAATTCTGCTCTCCGTCAAATGTCAGCCCCTCAACGTATGGTGAAAAGCCTGCGCCGTTTATGTAGCCAAGCCTGCCCACTGATCTTTTCAGCGGCAGAGAATTGCGATTAAGGCTCTCTATCTCCTGAAAGTATGAGACAAGCTCTTTGGCAGTTTCAGAAGATACGTCAACACCGCATTTAACTAACTGTGAAATGTTTCGGCTGTTATATAGTATCTCCTTTGAAACGACTTTTTCCTGCCACTCTCCACGAGTGCGGTAAGCTATGTTGAGCTTCTCTTCACCTGTGTCAATGTTCTGCAAGCACTCAAAGGGTATGATCGGGTGGTGGCAGATAACGTGATAGTTACCGCTTTCATCAATAAGATACACACCGCCGTCATCAACATTGTATTTGCCTGCGTCAAGCTGCATATACGGACCTGAAAACGCAGTGGGGTTATTGATGATAACGTTCGCCCCACGCTGCATTTCTCGCATTTTGACGTAGTTTTTATACAGCCCTTTGAACGTCTTTACGCCCACCTCCGCCGCCTGTTGAGCCATTTGCTCAATTTTCAGATTGTGCATGAAAGGGTCGTTTTTGTAATCGTATATCGCTTCGTATGGCTTCTCTGTGTAGAGGAAATCGTCTTTTGTATACTTTACAGCAACGGCGTTTTTCACCGCTTCTGCGTCGCTCATGTCGATATCAAAATGCTTTTCCTCGTTCGCATCAACGTCAATGATATCATCAGAATGGCGTTCCCTCATCATTCAACACCTCCTCAAAGTCGGAAAGGTCACCGCCTAGCTCTTGCGGGGGTGCTGCTTCTGCGGTAGGCTGTACAAAAACGGCTTCGCACACAAGATGTACGTCAACTTTTTCTTCGCCGTCTTTGCTGGTATATGGCTTCTTCTCCACCTTGCCCACGCAAAGCACTACGTCAAACTTTTTCAGCGCCTTTGTGGCTCTTGCTACAGAGTGCCAGCACTGACAGTTCACCCATACGGCTTCACCACGCTCACCTTGCACCTTTGGCTGACGTTCGCCCACTTTTACTGAAAACTTGGTGAGCGACGAGTTATTGCCGCCCACCTGTTTGTATTCTGCGTCCTTTGCGAGAAAACCACTGATGATAACAGAGCCGTCGGGTAATCTTGCCCGCATTAAAGCACCTGCTCTTTCTCGGTCTGGAGCTGGTCAATTTCTGCTGAGATATCTGTAGATATCTTCTCATACTCAAACCACTCAGAAACCTTTGTGTTCTTATCCTTGAGTGAATTGAAAATGCCGATATAGTCGGTGAGATCTTCGGCTGTCATAGTGTCAAGACCTCTGCCAAGACGTTTTTCTATCATATCCTGTGTAACACCCAGCTTTTCAAACTCGACCACCATTTTTCTTACACGGTCCGTAAGAGGGATATTATTCTTGCCTGCAAGAGTTTTTCTGCATTCGGCGACTGCCTCTTCCACAAAGTCCGCAGGAAGTACCGCAAGTATCCTTGCTCTGAGCCTGCGGCCTGCCATATTGGCGTTATTCTCATAGATATCACGCAAACTCGTGAGGGTCTTTATCTTGCCTCTGACTTCCTTTGCGTGTGGGTTCGTGAAATTCTGCACCGACATTGTGTTCGTCTCCAAGTCCCAAGCATACGCCTGCATTTCTGACTTGCCGTTGTCCTGAGAAAGCTCCTTGATACCGAAGTCGATATTGCCCCAGCACCTTGCAAGTTCTTCGGCAAGTCTGATAGTTGGTCCTGACACAGTTTCTCCGCCTCTTGGATAGCTGTAAAATGCCTTGTTTGCAAGCCCTGTACGCTGACAAGCCTTTTTCATATTGGCAAAAGCCTGTATCTCGTTGCGTGGGAATCTCTTTGCGATAACAAGCTTGCCCTGTGCTTCTGCAATGGCTCTGCTTGCTTCGATAGCGACTGTACCCTGATTGATGTTGTCAAGAGGCATAGTGCTGTTCTGCGGTACTTCTGGTGTTACTGTTATTTCGTCCATTGTTTTGTCCTCCTATTCGTATTCTCTTGCCAGCCAACCAGGCAAACTTATGACGTTCAAATCGCCGTTTTTGCCGTTGTAGCTGTACCAGTTATCTGTTTCAAGACACTCCTTGAGAGTGTAAAGATAGTCGTTAAGGTCTTTTGTGCCTTTCTGTATGATAAAATCGTCAGCTTCAAGGACGTTGCAGGCATAAGGTGGTGACTTTTCAACAGCGATAAAAACAAATCTATGAGGCTTGCCCTCAATTTCTGACACACCCTGCGTGTACATCGCCGCCTGCAAGTCATAGCCATATTTAATACAACTGTGCATAAAACTGTCTGTATCGGCATTTTCAGTAGTTTTAAGGTCTACTATGACAGACGTTGACTTAAGGTCTGTTCGGCAATCGGGGCGGCATTTGAGTTTAAGCCCCGTGAGCTTGTCCGTCCAGAAGTATGATTTTTCATGTTCGCCGCCGTTTAGCAAAGCGGCAGCATACTTGTTTGACATCACACTTTCGGTCATTGCCTGTATCTGTGCAAAAGTGTCCTCGCTTATGGGTATCTTACCGCTCGCCTCTATCTGAGCCGCAAGTGCCTTGCCCTCTTTGGTACGCCTGTCAAGCTTCGGAGCGACTATGTACTCGCTGTCGAATTTGTCCTTTTCAAGAACATAAGCATGGAAGGCTGTGCCGAAAGCAAGCGCAGGGGTCTCTACTTCGGGATTTTCAAGGGCGTACTTGAAATGCGCAGGCGACTTTGACAGCTTGAAAAGCTGTGAGCGGCTGAACGCTTCGTCATTGCGGTAATCTTCCGCAGACATTTGCTTTTTCATTTGTCATAGTCCTCCTCGTCATAATCATAAAGATCATCTTCTTTGTAGTCCAGAGCTAGCAGAGCCGCCAGATCACTTATTTCTACATCTTCGTTCTCAGATATGCGGTCGATAAGCATTTCTCTGAAACAATCCTTGCAGTACTCCACGTTCTCACAGATGTACATACACTCTGATTCAGGGTCTATCTCGTTGCCACATTTGTCACAGTTGTATGTGGTGACGTTGCGGTCAAGTCCGCAGTGCTTGCAAGGCAGACCTAAGGCTGTACAGCCCACGCAGGTATTGTATTTGCTACGCATTTGGAACACCGCCTCTCCCTATCCTCTCAAGCTCCTTTTTCACCTCAAGCATTGCCCGATATGACTGTCCCATGTCAAAGGCTTTCTGTTCTTCATCTTCCATACGTTCGTAAATGTCCAGTATCAGCTCGCAAGCCTTGTAAGCCTTTTGAGTTTCTTGACAAATCTGTTTTTTTACGCTATTATCAAAGTGTATGTTATCGGTATCTTCTTTTACAGATACCTCCGAGCTTGTGCTGTTGGCAGACAGTGCAGGCTCGTTTTTTATATACTCTGCTAGATATGTACTGCACACACGTTGCTTATCGCTGGCACAAAGCGGACAGCCGTCGCAATCTGTGGTGTCACTAGCACAGTACTCCACCGCCTTTTCAAACTCCTCTTTCGTTATCATCGTCATTCTCCTTTCCAATAGGTCTCACGCTCATATACTGCTTGCCGTCATAGTCCAGCTTCTTCACAGGTTCAAGTCCCTTATCCCTCAGCGACCTTGCGGCATCGCCAAGACCTCTGTCGAAGTCCTCACGGGTCTTGTAGAATGCACATCTGCGGCAGTAATCTCTTGTTGGCGTTACTGTCAACGCACCACACTCGTCAGACTTGACATTTGAATGGAACACGCAAAGGCTTACCGCTCCACTGCCGTTGTCAAGGGGCTTGTCCCTTTTAAAGACCTCTCTCATCACTATCATCGTTTTCGTCCTCCTCAATCTTTCCCCATTGTTCAGCCATTGCAAAAGCAATACCTTTAAACGTTTTGCTCCTTACCTTAGCACGATCTTTGCCAGAATGACGTGTTTCTTCCCATGTGCGTGATTTACCATTAGAATATCGTCCAAACAGCTTGCCATTATCAGGCTTGTCCCCTGTATATGTTGGTCGTAGGACAGGCAGCCCCTTTAGCCATAAACACGTCGCCTTTGTGACAAACTGTTCTGAGTCTTCCGGTCCGTTTGAAAACATATATGGGTGAATTATTTGATCTGCCTTTCTGAATACAGTATTCATACGCCCTATAGGATTTTCCACTGCAATTTTCGGTGCGTTCGCCGACACAATCTGCATAAAAAATACTATTGATTCTTCACGGTGTTTCATACGCTCGACCACCTTTTCAGCAGGTGTGCATTTCAAACTATAGTGGCGTGTAGCCACGTTGGTCAGGTATGTACACGGTGGGTGTGCGATAATCATATCCCATGTTTCAACAGTATGCTGCTTGCCGTCACAGGTGAAGAAATCGGTATTGCCATTGATAATATCCAAAACATCATTGCATATATGCCATTCAGGGTGACCGCCTGAACACATCTGAATATCGCAGCTGTATGCCTCGTGCCCTTTCGCACGGAATGCCTTGCAGACCTCTTGTGATTCTTCACAGGCTATCAGAACTTTCATTGTTCTTATCCTCCTCGTTTTCAAAACGTTTCTCCCAGTGCCTATCAGCCACGCTCAGCACAAGATACATCACTACATCTATCCCTGCAAGCACGGCTACTGTTATCAGCAGTATCAACGCCATTTTACCACTTTCCTTTCATTTCAACTTCGACCTTGACCACGGGTCTGCCTGCTTCTCTCACTGCACGCTTTATGCTCTCCTCTGCTTCCTCGTAGGCATTTTCTTTTACGCTTACATACCACCTGTACGCTACATACATTGCAAGCACCACCAAGAGCGCTACCGCTGCGGCACATCTGATTATCTCTAGTACGGCTATCATTTTCTCACGTCCTTTCAGATCTCTCTGCTATCCACTGGTCGAGCAGAGTTGAGTATATCTCGTACACATATTCGTTAAGCTTAATGGCGCACCCAAAAGGATACACGCCCTGTCTGAGCCCTGCGTTCAGCCTGTTCACATTTGTGTTGAAGCCTGCGGCTTTCAGCCGTTCCACCGCTTCTACCGATGATATTACTCTGAGCATTTAGTCCACCTCCTCGATAGTCAAAACATTCTCATGAGGACAAATAACACTTGCCTTTTTCAGAGCCTCGTACTGACTCTTTGCTGCTACTGTGAACACCCTTTTATAATGATACTGGTCTATCGTCGTTACCTTGTACAGTTTCATTGCTTTGTCCCTCCTCTTTGTGTTTTCTGTCATTTCTGCTTCCAGCGAACATATCCTGCAAACATTGCTAGTTATCATGAGAGACAACGGAATTGTGTTGTCAAGCCCTATTAGCATACATAAACCGAATGCAAGCGGACTTGCTAGGCACAACGCAATACCAAGATAGTACGCTATCTTTTTCAAATTCAACGTTTGCCCTCCTCATATTGTGACCTTGTTACAATCAGCTCTCCGTCAAGAGTCCAATACTGAATGACCTCTCTACAGGGGTCATCTTCTGTTCCTGCACCTTTCAAGGCTCTTGTTACGATCACCTGCTCAACCCTAGCACTGTCACACCCTCTTGGAATAGCAGTAATTTTCTGTTCCACTTTCTCACACCTCATTTTCTGTCCGTTCAATCGGACTGTTAGCTGTTGACATTTTCAGCGTTCTGAGTATAATTAATGTCAAGGACTTCATTGATAGCCGTTTCTATCTTGGTAGACTTTATCTCGCCTGTCATTATCTTATACAGATTAGATGTGTCGAGATAAGTTTCAGGAAGAAGCTTCTTGACTTCCTCAATGAGCCACTTCTGTGTCTTGTTGAGCTTAACAAGACGTACCTTGACTTCCACGCCGTACTCTGACAGTGGTCTTTTACGTTCACTAATAATTAACACCACCTTTGCACAATATTTAAAAATACAGTTGGTTATAGTATTGACTTTTACGGAAAAATGTAATACAATGTAGTTGTAAGATAATTTATTACGTTCTTCCGTACTGTCTATGTTTGTATTATATTACGTTTCTCCGTAAATGTCAATAGCTAAGTTGAAATTAATTACGGAATATCGTAAGATTGTACGGTTGCACAAAAATTGAGGTGTAACTATGTCAGAATTGTACATAAGGATTGAAAATCTGTGCAAGGAACATAAAATTTCAATAACTGCAATGTGTAAAGAAGCTATGGTGAGCAGAGGTTCTATTACAGACTTAAAGCAAGGTAGAAGCAAAACTCTTTCTTCTGAGGCTATTTCAAAGATAGCGAAGCTTTTTGATGTTTCAACAGACTATCTTATGACAGGCAATGAAGCTGAGCCGCAAAGCTCAGATATGGACGATAACATCAAGTTCGCCCTATGGGGAACAGCCGACGTTGACGACGATGTGCTTGAGGACGTGAAGCATTACGCTCAGATCGCACGTCAGATGAGAGAGGATAAGAAAAATAAAGAATAGAGGCGGTATATATGGATAGTGCTGAACTGCGCAGTTTTGCGGAGGACAGGGACATTATAGTGATTGACGGAAAATTAAGAAATGAACAAAAGTCCATATCCATTAGTGATAGAGGGCAATGTGCGATAGTGGTAGACCCTAAGAAGATCACCACAAGTGCAGAAGAAACTGTTATAATGGCTCACGAGCTGGGGCATTGTGAAACAGGTGCATTTTATAACGAAAGAACGCTTGAGCTTCGTTCACGAATGGAGTTTCGTGCGGATAAATGGGCAATAAAAAAGCTCGTCACAGAGGACGAGCTGATAGAAGCATTTGAAAATGGTATCCTTGAAATATGGGAGCTTGCCGAGTTCTTCGGTGTCACCGAAGATTTTATGGTCAAGGTTTGTGAATTGTATGGATATTATAACAGGGTGATATAAAAAAGTCCCCGTCAGTACCGCAAATACTGACAGGGACAGCACACAGAATTTTCTCCTGCATGGTTACAAATACATTATATCACCAATTTAAGACAATGTAAATGATTTCATAAATTGTTTACAAATGTCGGAAATTATTGAATTACAAGGAGGAAGTTTTTTATGAAGAAGTTTATAGCTGGAGTAATTGCATTATCGCTCGTTTGCGGAATGTCCGCTTGTGGAAGTGGTGACAGCTCATCTTCAAGTGAAAACACTACTGAAACAACTACCACTACTACAACATCAGAGGAAACCACAACGACGACAACCACAGCGGAGACTACGACTACGACGGAAGAAACGACAACAACGACGGAAAAGCCTACCACAACAACGACTACTACGACCACTAAAGCTACTACCACCACTACAACAACTACTGCTGAAGAACCCAAAGATCAAGTTTTGTTTGATAATAACGGAATTAAGATTACCTTTACTGGTATGGATTATACAAGCAGTATATTTGGTCCAGAAATCAAAGTACTGATTGAAAATAGCACGAGCACAAATTATACAGTTCAGGTTCGTGATTTTTCTGCGAACGGCTTTATGGTTGATACAACAATGTCTGCGGATGTCAATGCAGGTAAAAAAGCAAATGATTCAATAGGAATTAATAGTTGGTCATTAGAGGAAAATTCTATATCCGAAGACGATATGCAAACTTTTGAATTCAGTTTTCATATCTTTAATTCCGATGATTGGTCTGACGGCTTTGATACTGAAACTATAATTATACAGCTTTAAAATAAAAAAATCCCCTGAGTGCCGCAAACACTCAGAGGACGGTGAGCCGATATTGACAGTATCAGCTCAGAAAATTCACACCCAACAACCACGAAAGGGCGAATTTTGCCCTTTTATTGTAGCACACTTTCGAGGAAGTGTCAAGAATAGGAGGAATATATGCTATGTAAAAAATGCCGTAAGGAAATTCCTGACGGCTCTATTTATTGCAACTACTGCGGCAAGAAGCAGGAAACTACCAAAAGAAAAACACGCCGCAGAGCAAGAGGAACAGGCACGATAAGATTTGACCAAAGAAACGGACTGCGCCACTATCTTGCTTATGCCCCTAAAACCATATCGGGAGCAGGGGGAAGATATCTTGGCGCATACGAAACACGAACGCAGGCTCAGGGTGCTATCGACAAATATTTCAACAGCACACAAATTCCATATGGTACTCTGACAGTTGCTCAGGTTTACCAAAAATGGAGTGAAAAGCACTTTGAAAACCTCACCAAAAGCGGCGAGCAGGGCTACAAGACGGCTTGGAGATATCTTGACAGTATCGCAGGCAGAAAGATAGCAGACCTTAAAACAGCAGATTACCAGCGCTGTATAGATGACTGTGCAAAAGCTTTCAGCCGCTCACAGTGTGCGAAAATCAAGCAGCTATGTTCTCAGCTCTGCAAGTACGCAGAACAAAATGATATTATCGACAAGAACTATGCAAGCTTTATCGTCCTGCCAAAAGAAGTCAAGAAAGAACGCCGTATCTTCACGAGTGAAGAACGTGATAAACTATGGGCGCATTCCTCTGACAGATCCGTTCAGGTCATACTGTTCATGATATATACAGGATTTCGCATTGGTGAGGTTTTCAGTATACAGAAAGAGAACGTACATCTTGACGAGGGTTACATAATCGGCGGTATCAAGACTGAAGCTGGAAAGGACAGAATAGTTCCTCTGCCGCCGCAGATACCTGAAATAAAAAGCTTTGTCGAAAGCTGGTATAACGAAAGCCAGACGCAGTTCTTACTTAATGGCGACACAAATAATTTTCGCAAGCGCAATTTCTATCCTGCACTTGCTGAATGCGGCATAATTCCACCGCCTACTGTTACAAAACAGAAAAGCGGCAGGAACACTGAAAAGTATGACACAGAGATAACGCCACACTGCTGCCGTCACACTTTCGCCACCCTTTCAGCGGACTGCGGTATGCAGCCTGAGAAGCTTCAAAAAATCATTGGTCATGCCAAGTATGAAACGACCGCTGACATATATAATCACTCAGGTCAGAACTGGGCAGAGCTGTCCAACGAGATGAAAAAGCTGGTAAAATAGCACGAGCAATCACACAAAATAAGGGTTGTATTAGTGTTGTAATCAAGCGCAAAGCTAGGAAAATAGAGCTTTCTTGATTACTTGGTAAGGACGAGGTCACCGGTTCAAGCCCGGTTAGCAGCTCCAGCAAAACAGCTATTAAATTGCGTAAATGCGTGGTTTGATAGCTGTTTTTGTTTTGTGTGATGTTTTGTGATATGCTGTGAATTTTTGCGATAGGGTTGTGTTTAGGGTTGTGTTGAAACTTGCGGTCGCTTGGATTTCAGCAAGCAAAAAAAAC